AAAAGGTAAGTATTGGCACATAGGTAGCGGGAAGGCTCGCTACACCTCTAAAGCATCAGCCGAGAGTGCGTATAGGGGTTATCTTTATAGTAAATATCACGGCAAAAAAGGAGGCAAATAATGCCAGAGGACAATCTTGATCCCCTAGAGGACAACCAAGACCCTACAACACAGGTAGCAGACTGGAGGGAAGGACTAGACCCGTCAGTCAGGGAACACCCGTCGCTTAAAAACTTCAAGTCTGTGGGTGATTTATCCAAGTCATATGTTGAGTCGCAGAAGTTAATTGGAAGGGAGAAAATCCCAGTTCCGGGCGAGAAAGCAACAAAGGAAGATTGGGATATGGTGTTTGACAGGTTAGGCAGACCAAAAGACCCTAATGGTTATACACTTCCTGATGTAAAGCTTCCTGAGGGTTATCCAGCCCCCAAAGAGGAGTTCCTAAAAGGATTAAAGGCAAAGGCACACGAACTCGGTATGCTTCCTGCCCAAGTATCAGAGTTATACAACTGGTTTATGACCAAAGAAGCGTCAGACTATGAACAGTATCAGAATGAAAGGTTAAACAGCAGGACAGAAGCCGAGAACGCCCTAAGGAAGTCTTGGGGTAAGGCTTTTGAACAGAATTACCAGATAGCTGAACAAGCTGTGAATAAGTATGGAAGCGAGAAGTTTGTTGAGAAACTGAAAGCAACAGGGCTTAACAACGACCCCGACACCATAGAGTTCATAGCTAATATGGCTAAGAATATGTCAGAAGACACTATCACCGGCAAACCTCAGGGGTTGACACTTTCTCCTGATGAGGCAAAAGCCGAGATAAAGAAGATACAAGGGGAGGCGATGAAAGACAGAAACCATCCAATGAATGACAAACGCCACCCTGAACACGAATACTTCCTGAACAAGTGGAAGAGTCTCCACGAAATGGCGTTTCCAGAAGTCTAATGAATTAAAGACCGGAAAGCTGTTTCTTGTGGACTAAGGACAACCTCGCAAGAGACCCAAAAGTAGTGATGTGTTGAAGTTCCTTCTTATATCGCAGCGAAGGGCAAACTTGATTTTAGCGATTTAACAACAGGTGCTAGCTTCAAAAATCTAACAGAGTAATAAGGAGGATTGAAATGGGAGACATATCTACTGCTTTTGTTAAGCAGTTTGGCTCAAACCTTGACTTCCTTGTCCAGCAGAAGGGTTCACTCTTGCGGAACGCCGTAAGAATGGAGACCGTAACTGGCGAAGAAGCCTATTTTGACCAACTGGCTTCAACAGCTGCAATAAAGAAAACAACTCGTAATAGCGACACGCCCCTCATTAAGTCAGACCATAGGAGACGCAGAGTCACTATGTATGACTACCAGTGGGCTGATCTGGTTGACAATGAAGATAAGCTGAAAATGCTTATTGACCCTCAATCAGATTATGCAATAAACGCCGCTTGGGCATTAGGTCGTTCCATAGATGATGCTATTATAGCAGCATATACCGGGACAGCTTATGCAGGAAAAGCCGGTGGAACATCAACAATCTTCACAGCTGCTAATATCGTGAGCTGCGGAGCGACAGGGTTAACCTTACAGAAACTCTTGGATGGCAAGTATCTCTTGGATGCTGCTGATGTAGACCCCAACGAGGAGAAGTATGTAGTGGTTACCGCAAGGCAGTTGACCGAGTTATTGAACATATCCGAAATCAAAGACGCTGACTATAATACAGTCCGTGCTTTGGTCAGAGGTGAAGTAGACTCTTACTTAGGGTTTAAGTTCATCGTCTGCAACAGGTTAAGTTCCATCAACGGCGGTTCAGTTGCTGCTAACGGAAGGTCTGTAATGATGTTTGCTAAGTCAGGCTTATTGCTTGCTTTGGCGAAAGACATCAATACCCGCATAGATGTAAGGGCTGACAAGTCCTATGCAACACAGGTATATGCGTGTATGGGTATAGGCGCAACCCGTATGGAAGAAGCCAAATGCGTTCAAATTCTTTGCACAGAATGACCTTAACCGGAATGGAAGAAATTAACAATATAAACAGGAGGAATAGAAATGGCTAAGTATGGAGAAGGCACAAACTATGCGAAAGCCCAAGACCCTTCAAGCACTAATTTGCTTGATCCGGGCATCTTTTCGGGCAAGGTCAGGATAATGCAGGATGTGGCTGTTGTTTCTGCATCTTCTAACCTAAACTCCCAAGACTACATCGTAGTCGGCGGGCAGTTGCCTACGGGTTCGCAGGTAGTTCAGATAATCGTCGGAGCTCCGGGAACGACTGCGTTAGGAACGCAGAACGACCTGAAGGTCGGAGACGAAGGTGATGATGACAGATATTCTACTGGCGTGCAGGTATCTTCTGCCGCAATTCATTTCTTACCGGGAGTTTCCGGCGGAATGAATTATACCGTCACCGGCACAACCGATAACTATATCAGGTTAAAGGGTGCTAACGATGGAGCAAGAGTATCAACCAACAGTATAAAAGTATCTATATTCTATATTGTTGAGTAATCAGTAAGTCTTGGGCTATGCCGGGTATCCAGTCCGGTTAAAACTTGGGGGACTTCCCCACCGGAGCTCTAGGCTCTGATAGCCCAAGTGGACTCATATAACTTATGAATAGCGAAGAAAAAGTATTAGATGAGATACGCAAGAACATAGACCTGCTGTTCCACAAGATAGCAGAATTGAAAGTAGCAGAGGAAGAACGGAAGGCATTTGAGAAAGAGAAAGCCGACTTCCAATTAAGGATAGATGATTACAAGAAGCACAAGTTGGCTTTGGACGAAAGGGAAAAGAAATGGAATACTTAGCCCCGAAGATGCAGGGGATATTGACATCTAATACATTAAGCGTTGCTGAAAACAATGTCGTATATAGCCCCTCTTGGGTCTTGGTAAGAAAGAACTTCTTTGGGGTAGAAGTTAAGTTTTCAAGCGATACAGATGTCAATGTGCAGGTTGATTTAGAGCAATCCAATTACAAACCAGCCGTAGAGGGTTCTTACTCCCCTAACTTCGTAAAATCAGTAGAAACGCTTGGAACGATTACAGACGAGAATGTCCATCTGTTGCCGGTTGCCCCTGTGGTGGCTATTTACGCAAGATTAAGGTTAACAGGATTATATACGGGTTCAGCCAGCAACTCAGCCACAACTGTATTGGACAGGGCTAACTGGGTGGAGGTAGAAAGCTAAATGGGCGCACCTTGGAGATATATAAGCTCTTGGAAGACGGACAGCGTATTCCCCACGCTTGTTTCAGGGGCTTATCTTACTAATGACGGATCAACCGTATCTTGGGGGACTGTCAACACAGACAAAGCCCACACAGAACTTACGGATATGCTACTTTAAGAAGCGTAGGGGCATCAGGGGTAATGGCTTATCACTTACATTTTGAGATACCTTCACAGGCAAATGTAACCTGTGCGGTAATCAATGTTGACACTACCGCCTCTAATGACATTACAGTAACAGCCCAATGGAACGCAGCCAAAACAGGGAACATATTAAGACTTGAACAAGGGTTTATAGAATATAAGAACTAGGGAGGAGTTATGGCAAACAGGGTAAGCATAAGCAATTTAGCACTTACAATTTTAGGGGCGGACAGGATAACTTCTCTTGAAGATAACTCCGAGAACGCAAGGAGATTGACTGCCATATATGACTATTGTGCGGAAGATGTTTTAAGGTTGCATCCTTGGAACTTTGCCATACAAAGGCAGCAATTAGCCCAACTTTCCACTACCCCGACCTTTGAGTATGATTATGAATACCAGCTCCCAAGCAACTGCCTGAGGATTATAGAAGTAAGCGACGGGGATAACATAATCACCGACTATAAGATAGAAGGCAGGAAGTTATTGGCTAATGACACATCAGTTTATCTTAAATTCATCTACAATGTAACCGACCCCAACCAATACACTTCACAGTTCATTATGGTTCTTTCCGCAAGGCTGGCGGCTGAACTTGCCTATGCCATAAGCAACAACAAAGCCAATGCGGAGTTGATAATGAATATCTACAAGGAGAGGTTAGAAAACGCCAAAGAAATAGATGCCCAAGAGTCAAGTTCGGTAAAGGTATTAGACGACGATGTTTGGACTACACAAATGAGATGAAGAGGTAATAATGGCAAATCTTAATTATATTCAATGTTCGTTCACAAGCGGCGAGGTGTCCCCCCAGATAGAGGGCAGGGTTGACTTGGCAAAATACCCTAACTCCGCAACCACTATGAACAATGTCTTTGTGAGAGTATATGGCGGGGCTTACAGGAGACCGGGGACTTACTTTGCAAGCATAACAAAGCTTACTTCTGCTCCCGTAAAGGTAATACCGTTCCAATTCTCAACCGAACAGGCATATATCATAGAGGCAGGACACCAATATTTCAGGTTCTACAAGGACTCCGGGATACTCGTTTCAACAAACCCCGTTGAAATATCAACCGCCTACACATCAGGAAACCTTTTCCACCTGCAATATGCCCAAGACGCAGACACGATGTATATAACCCATTCGGG